CATGTGTTTGGGTATTACAATGCATTTTACGTTGCATGTAATCAATGATGTTACTAAACTGATCTAATGGCATTGGATTACCACTTCTGCTTAATAACTCAATAGACAAGTCTTCATAGAAGTTAGCATTAATATACATGCCATCTGCTTTTAACTGTGAATACACACCTTTAGACCATGGCCAAGTATCAAGTTTAACATGTTTAGGTAATGAGCAACGTTGATATGGAAACTCTGGAATTAATCCTTTCCATACTTTATTTACTGTAGCTGCTTGTACACCGCAACGTAAGTCTTTATTTATAACTTTGATAACAACTTGTGCATCACGTTCTGTTACAGATTCTAAAATATTTTTAAGATGATCAATGCCTGCGTGACCTGTATAAGTACGGTCAGCTAATGCATGTAAGTGGACAATAGCTTCGTCAAGAAGCATTGTAGGTGTTCCTGTGTTAGGTGTGTAATCAGGAATTTTTTTGATGTTAAAAGGAAGTAATTTATTAGTGGCACAAAAGCACACATCTTTCAATAATTCGTTAGTGCTGTTGCGTTTAAGAATATCAATTTTGCTGTTAGTTTTTGGTTCATTAGCTAACTGTTCTAAAATTGCAGTGATCATGTGTACTCCTAGTAATTATTAAAAATGTTATTATACAGCAATAAACAATTAATGTCAACTAATTATTCGTCACAATCTAATAAAACCATTAATGTTATAATTGTAAAAATTATCGCAACCATTACTGCTCCAAATTCGTCTGCTATGTTAACCATACTTTTCTCCCCTCAAAGTAGTATGTATAATAAATAAAGGTGTAGTTCGCGGATTGCCGTCCCAACTACTTTAATACTTTAGAGGAGTATCAACATGAATATTTATAATTTTTGTGTATACCTAACTGTATACACTGGCAATAAATTACCACCGTTTTATATAGGTTCGTCATCTTGTAAATTAGTAAACCGTGGTTATCACGGTTCTGTAGCATCAACAAAATATAAAAAACTATGGGATGATGAAATATTAAATAATCCTGCTTCATTTAAAACACATATCATTTCAACACATACTACGAGAGATGATGCGTATTTAAAAGAACAAAAATTGCATACGTTATTAAATGTAGTAGAATCACCGTTGTATGTTAATCAAATGATAGCATTGTCGAGACCTGATAATACAGGAAAAGTTTTATCAATGCAACATAAACAAAAATTATCAGAATCGTTAAAAGGACGAATTAAATCTGATATAACTAAATTACGTATGAGTAAACCTAAAACAGTTGAGCATAATAAAAAAGTGTCTGAATCTAAACTTGCAATGATACCAGTAAAATGTCCACATTGTTTAGTATCTGGAAATAAAGCAGTAATGACAAGATTTCATTTTAATAACTGTAAACAAAATCCAAAGTATAAAGAAACTGATATGCTAACCTGCCCGCATTGTAATAAACAAGGTCGAGGAAATATGACAAGATATCATTTTGATAATTGTAAAAGCAGAAAGGGGACCTAAGTCCCCTTTCTAATCAATTAAGCTAAATCGCTTTTCAACAATTTAGATATTGCTTGTACTTCAATATTTACTACACCTAATACACCAAGTGCAGCCCATCCAAAAAATACAAACCCGTAATGTAGAGGGGCTACAAACAACTCCTCCATAAACCAGCCTATGTTCATATAAGTTCGTTACGCTTATACCGTTCTCTTATGAACTGCTAACTGTTCCCAGTTAGAGCAGACTATCTCATCAACCATTTAGGTTGCTCTGCGCTTCCACTCACTTGAGTGTACTCCCTTTCGGGATAGTCGTTACACCTTCTTATTTCTAAGCTTGGCACGGTATTGTCCGTTCTGGATGTTCACCGTTTTCACAGAGTTTTCATCATTACATTGCTATAATGAGCTTCCTGTGTTGAAAGTATGACCCCATTCGTTTAAGCCAACGTTTGGAAGAATCATGAAAGGTCCAATTACTGATACTAAGTATTGTAATGGTAAACCTTTTTGGTAGGTAGGCAAGCGTGTTTTAGCATATAAGAATGCAGAAACGCCTGTGATGATGTAAATAGGATAACTTAGATAAAACTCAATAACGTGACTTGGTGTAAAATCAGTATCACGGACAATCGTTTGATGCCATGTACCGTCTTGTTCTGTAAAGTATGAAGCACCGTAATAAATTGCGATACCGTACATTACCAACCATACCCAATGTGTGAAATGACGACGCAATTCTTCACGTGGTGTGATTGACATCACTTTACGATCACGACTTTTCCAGATATAACCCCATAATACAGAAGCGGTTACGATTTCTAGTACCATTTCAATATAAAGGAAGTTCATCCAGTATGTTTCGAATTCTGGCGCAAATGAGTCTAAACCAGCTGACCATCCATAAACACCCTCATACCAACGAACCCACCCGTAAAACACTATATATAGTGCTGCACCTGCGAGCATAGCTGGTTTGTTCAAAAGTGAAGCTTCTTTAGCTTCTGCTTTTACCGTTTCAATTGTAGCTGACATAAAAATTCTCCTAAGCAAGGGAAAATAAAAAACGAAGTCTAACGCCCGTTAAACTTCAACTCGAGTTAAGTGTATTTATAATAACTGAGTAGTTTACTCAGTTATTAATTTAGTCTATATTATACACGGTCTAGCGCATAAGTCAAGAACTATTTTTATCTTTCTTTATGATGTTCTAAAGGAAGATGATGTCCTGGATGTTTGTAGTGTCGCTCGTAGTAGTGATCAAAGTTACCATCACGTAAATACTCACGATGTACAGGCTGTTCGACACAGCCTGTAGACAAGTATGCCGCTAAAAATATACTAGCGACGAGTAATAATTTCATCAATAAGTCCATATTCCAAAGCCTCTGTAGCGGACATAAAGCAATCGCGCTCCATGTCGGCAGCAAACTGTTCAAACGTTTTGCCTTTACTGTTGTGATCAACGTAAATCTGTGTTAGAGATTTTTTCATCTTTAAGATTTCTTCAACTTGAATTAACATGTCAGTGGCTTGACCACGTGCGCCTCCGCTGGGCTGGTGGATCATATGTCTTGCGTTTGGTAGCATTTTACGCTTACCTGGTGCACCTGCTGTTGCTAACAATGAGCCCATACTGCATGCTTGACCCATTACTATAGTTGCAACATCTGGTTTAATAAATTGCATAGTATCATAAATTGCAAGTCCTGCTGTTACAACGCCGCCTGGGCTGTTAATAAAGAAACTAATATCTTCGTTGCCTTGACTTTCTAAAAAAAGCAACTGAGCAACAATAATACTTGCAGAATGCTCGTTAACATCTGAATCAAGCATAAGAATCCGGTCTTTGAGCAATCTACTATAAATGTCATATGAACGTTCACCTTTTGCTTCTGACTCTACAACCATTGGGATTAAAGCTGGCATATATGTATCTCCTTGTTAAGTAATAAAAATATAATTATACAGTAAATGTTACAGTTTGTCAATACTAACGTTTAGCGTTGACAACCGTAATGTCTGGACCATTACTAACAAAACTTAGTTGTCCCATATAGCCTTCAAACTGATGTCCATTCCATTCAAGATGCAACTTAACGTTTTTATCAATTACTACATTAAGGTGTTTCTTTTCCTTAAACGATTCAACAGCTACTACCATTTTTTTACCGTTATCTTCGCAAATGATCTCACATGTATCATCTACATATTCTCGTCTTTGCATTTAGCCTCCAATAGTTCTTGTTCTAATTCGATAATTCGTTGTTCTAGTTTAACAATGTGATCTGCAACTTGAATTAAAAAGTTATTAGTGTTTGTTGATGTAGTTCTAAGCATATCGCTTACTGATAATTTTTCTTCTGACATAGTATCCTTTAGATTTCAATATTAAGTTCGGCTACTTTTTTAGTAATAGTATTGCGGCCATACCCTAAAATTGTAGCAGTTTCCTGACGTTTATTACAATTAAACTCAAGTGCAGTTTTAATTAAAACATGTTCAGAATCTGAACCAATGTTTTTAATGTCGTCATCTTTTTCAACTAGCATACGAATAATTTCAGTTCGCAGCATATCTTTCCATGTTTTTGTTGATCCATTAACAATAGTTTGATAATCATGAATTTGACCTTCAAGATCTTTAATTTTTTCTTCTAAACTTTGAATGTGAGCATCTATCTGAGATAGTGTTAAGTTTTTTGTATCCATAGTATCCTCATATAGTAATATATTTTAATTTGAAATCAGTAAAGGAAGATTCGTGTGGATATCCCCTTGCATTATTAAGCAGTACACAATCATGTATAACTGGAGTTTTAGGATCATGCTGATGTCCAAAAAATGCATAGTCAAACATTGTTAACAAATGATCTAAATTAGATCCAAACAGTCCATTCATTGCATAATCATGTTTATAGTGATCTGCAATTGTTTGATATGAAGGTGAATGATGAGTAACAAGTATAACATTTTCGTACCCTATTTTGTCAACTTGAGTAACCCATTTAACAAAGTGTTTGTGTCTTGCTAAGATCTCATCAGGAAATAACTTTTTTCCATTATTAAGAATAACTCTAAAATCATTTATCATCCTAGGGGCACCTATTACGGTGTATGGATCTTCATTGTTAAAGTCAGTCCACAATGTGCCACAAATAAACAAATTGTTATCTATTTCTAAATACTCACCGTCTAAGATGTGTAAGTTAGGATAGGGTAATAACTCTTTTAGATCATCTACCGCCGTGGTGAGATCTGAAGAATAATATTCGTGATTTCCCATAACCATAATAACATGCTTAAAAGCAGCAGTAACGTTATTGAAAAAATTGATAGTATCAATGCTATCACGTTTATGATTTGCTGCCTGACGTTTAAGTTTACTAACATTTAATATATCTCCTGCAAGGATTAAAACATCAGCAGGTTTGATGTTTTCTAAATGCAAATCTCTAAATTCAAAATGCAAATCTGATGCATACGCGATTTTCATCAATCCTCCTATAATCTATACGTTACACGACCCTTGTTCAAATCATAACCGGAAACTTCAATCTTAACTCTGTCACCTTGTATAACTCTAATCTTATGTCGTTTAAGTTTACCGCTAGTATAACATACTAGCACATGTTCACTATTATCAACTTTGATCCTAAACATGTTACCCGGTAATACTTCTTCTACTTTGCCCTGAAATTCTATTATGTCTTCTTTACTCATGTCTCTCCTAAATTATTTATGAAATCTGCCTTGGAAACAATGACGTAACTCATGCCCAAAAGTCCAATACGAAACGTTACGTGGGGTTATAATAATACATGTATTTCCAAACAATGAATTGTTCCAAAATGAACATGCTTCTACTTCGGTTGGATACCCGGGCAACCCACGTCTTCTACTTTCATTATCACAACCTACACGTACATCATCAACTTGCACCCATTCTACACTTGTGTTGTTAGTGAAGTTATTTTTTGCACTAAATTTATTGTAAGGTGATTCTTCTGCAACTGATGTAATTGCTGTTAATAACAATGTAGCAAATAAAACGTGTTTCATATAGTTACCTCGCATGTTGTGTAAGTAAAGTAATATTATAGTACATTTTATGTGCTACGTCAACTATTATTTAGCTCTTTAACTAGTGCAATCATATCATTTAGTAATACTGGTCTAAAGTCATGGTGTTCAACACATACATTTACATACCTAGTATCAGGTACATCTCCATTCATTACAACATTACTATGCAAGTGCCCGTGTAACTGACCACGCCATCTACTCATTTCACACGGGTGAATTGGAATATGACTTAACAATACATTTTGTTGAACATGATATGCTCTAATGTCTCTAAAATATGGAGTATACTCATTAAGTCTAAAGATATCATGGTTACCTTTAATAAGTACCATATCTTTACAGTGTAATCTTGCTAGTGTAGGTAATGCTCTACGATTGATTGCAACATCACCTAGGATATACAATTTGTCATTAGGTTTTACAGTTTCGTTAAACCTTTTAACGAGTTCTTCATCCATTTCCTCGTAAGTATCCCATGGACGCACTTTAGTACCGTCTGGTCTTAAAAAATTACAAATACCTACATGTCCAAAATGCGGATCTGAAATCACATACACATCTGCCATTTACTCTCCTATACATGCCAAATTTCATCAAAGCCTTCTTCTTCAGTTGGCATTTGAAATATACTAGTCATAGATGCTATAACTGCATCAGATATGGTTTTACCTGGACGACTTGCTAATCGTCTTGCAAGTTCAGCCGAGTCTGGTGTTGCAAATACAACAGCAATCTTTTTATAACACGAGAATATTTTTAACTTTTTTGAACGCGATTTAACGGTTAAATTAGTCTGATCCCAAATTGCATTTGTTTCAGCTACGTTTGTAGTAATAGCTCGTTTGGTTAAAAGTTGAGTTGCAGTTTTAATATACTCATCAAAAACCTCATTGTATGTTTTTCCAACTGAAGCTGCATACTCGTCAATAAACTTGTCCGAGCTAAGATGCACACAATTCTTAGCCCATAATTGTTGTTCAACCCATGTTGACTTACCTGAACTAGGGACTCCTACTAACATATATAGTGTACTCATTGTTTGTTTAACTCCCATGTTTCTGCATACAAATTTTTTGAATTTGGTGCTTTGCCGTGTACTATTTTAATAGTGTTTCCGCTATTACTAACTACAAAATATAAAGGATCTTTATATCCGCCAATTTGTCCAGTACACGTATTTTTATCATACATTACAGTTGACGCACCTGGCATTTCTTGTGCTGCAGGCTGGCCACTACCGGTTGCAGCAAAGTATTCTCTTACTACTTCCATAGTAGATCCTGTAAATATAACTGACACTACATGATATTCAATATAACTAATTATAGGTGTGTTACTAATAACTGCTTGTTCTGTATATTGCCCTGATCCTGAAAACTTACCAGTTAACGTTGATGGACAAATTGCATGTGTAGTTAATGTAGTTAAACCAAGTGTTGCTGCTAAAAGTAAACGTTTCATGTAAGCTCCTGTGTAGTTGTTAAGTATGTGCATATTATATATTGTACAATGCATTTGTCAATAAATATTTACATGAAACCACGAGATTTAAACATCATACTTAATCGATTAAGACAATCTGCTAAAAAACGCGGACTTGATTTTAATTTAACTACTTTAGATTTAGACGAAATTGGAATTCCAATCTCATGTCCTATTTTAGGAATGCCATTAAAGTGGCATAATGGAAAAGCTGAAGATGATTCTTATTCTATTGATAGAATAGATTCAACCAGAGGATATGTAAAAGATAATATACAGTTTATGTCTATGAAAGCAAATCGCGCCAAAAACAACTTAACTAGCGCAGAGCTAAAGTTACTTAGTACATACTACAAATAAAAAAAATGCGCTTGTTACAGCGCATGTGTGTATGGTTTAAAATGTATGGTTAGTTTATAGTGCAGCAAAATCTGCAGCAGTTAAACTTTTAACACCAGTTAGTACTACTGAAAACTCAGGAGTACTATCTAAATCAGTGTTTCCAGTTAACAACTGGGTGATAGGATCAAATCTTAACTGTCCAGGCTCTGAAAACTCATCGGTTCCAATAAACTGAAACGAATCGTTATAAAGCGTAACTGCATCGTTAGTTGTATTTGCATCAATGCCAGCTACATCAATTTTATCGTTTTGATATGATTTAAAATCAGTAATAGTATCAATTACTAATTTATTAGCACTTGGCGTAGTAAATACGAAAATATCAGAACCTCTTCCACCAGTTAATAAATCAACTAATGGTGTTCCTAAAATTATGTCATTACCGTATGTGTATCCTGTTTTTGGTAAAGTTGCAACTTTAAATAAGTTACTATCGCTAGTAACAGATTCTTTAGCACCAAATGCATCAGTGTAACTTGCTTTAACGCTAATATTCTTATTATTATCAGTTGCAGATAATGCATAAGTATCAGAAGTTGCTCCTGTAATAACTTTACCATTTCGCAACCATTGATAACGAATAGACCCTAAACCGTCAATGTCACTAAGTGTATTAGTTGCAGTTAATAATGTTCCTGCTTGCGCAACATCAGTAATTCCAGAAATAGTTACTTCACCTTCTGGTAAGTCGTTTACATTAAGAACTTTAAATCCAAGTTCATATGATCCGGGCTCAGTTCGTTGCGACCATATAACGCCAGGAATAACAGTTGTGAATGTAGTGTTTTCTTGTATAACATGGCCAACATCTGCTTGTGTTAAAAGATAGGTATCTAAATGATTACCAGGTAACCATTCTCCGTCTCGATACCAGTTATAGGTAATTGTAGTATTTGGATATTCTTTTTCTACTACATAAGCATATATAGAATCGCCTTGCTTTGCTGCTATCGTTAGATGAGTTGTCATAGTGTTTCCTCGTAGTTAGTTAGTTGATAAAAGTGTAGTTGTTCTTTTGTGTCAGGTACAACTACTAAACCCCGTGAGAGCAGCCCATTCCAGTCATTTCGCTTCAGCCGAGGCAGAGTACTTAAAGTAAGTGCTGGATCTGCAGTAGAATTTATCCTATATCATATCTAGGATTCATAATTGTTTGTAACATAATTGCTTGTGGAGTAAAGTCATCCATATCAGCTGCAAGTACACTTGTCATAATACTTGGACTAAATCCACTTACTAATGCTGCACCTTTTGCATTGTACTTAACTGGCACATTGTCATGTGAGTTTAAGTTCCAAAACACAACTTGTGGTACTGTATATCCTGCATCTTCATACTTACGACGAATCATTTTTATTGCAGAATCATCATGTGTTACACAAGCATCAAATTGCATGTCAGATAATATTAAAAGTATCTTTGGCATTTCTTCAACAGGTACATTACCATTAACTGCAACTTCTAAAATCTTAGAAAAAGCTGCATGTAAGTTAGTGCCCATTTGCCAATCACTTTTTGACATCTGCGCATACTTCTCAACTACATTACCGTTTAGTGTAACTAACTCTGGTTTAGAGCTAAATGTTAAGAATGTATCTTTAAACTTACCAGCATTTTTATCTGCTAAGTATATTCCTAAAGATAATGCAACATCCATACAAGTAACAGTTTTGCTTTTACCTGCAGAACAACCCATGGATCCTGATACATCAACTAATGGTAAAATGCTTGCATCACCAACATAGTTAGGTAACGCGTCCCATTGTGCAATAATGTGTTGTTTTTCAAGTAGTGATGGTTGAGACCAACCACTTAAACCCTTAACGATTTCATATGGATAGATCGCACCTGCGTTAACTTTAACAGTTGGATCATCACCTTTAACTAATTTAGCAATGTATTCAGCATACTTGTCAGTGTGACGAGCAAATGCTTTTTTGTAGCGTGAAGATGCTACAGATGGAACATGACTAAAGTTAATAGTGTCCCATTGGTTAGCACACATTTGTGTTTCAACTACTTTAGTAAGTGAAACAAGTGTTTTGCGATAACGTTTAGGAGACCACCCTAAGTAATTGCGTAACTGTACCGCAGTATCTCCTTTACGTGGAATCCATTTAGCAGCAAGTCCATTTTGCGCTTCTAATGCATCTTTAATTAACGCAAATGCATAGTCCTTTAAGTTTTGTGTTTTGAACACAAGTAAGTCATCGTAGCGTCCAAGTTCAGGAACTTTAGCTGCAAGTTTCTTAGCAGCATCTGGATCTGAGTTTTCAAGATACAATAAAATATCTCTAAACAACTGGCGTTCGCCTGCACCACCACGTACATCGCGTACCCAAGCTGCAATACGTAATGCAAGATCTTTATCTTCTACATAGGCGGCAACAAACTCAGGTGTGATGTTTTTACCTCTCGAGGCACCTGCCTTAAAGAAGAGATCGACTAATGCACTTGAGGTTGATTTACGTGCTTTCATACCGTTAGTGGTACGATCTTCTTGATTTGCAATTGCTTCGATAAATGTACTCATGTGTGTTCTCCTCAGTTTATATTAAATTATGTGCTGTTAATAAACTTATTGTTTATGCTGTGTATTATACACTAAAAAATATAGTTGTCAACTATTTTTTAGAGAATAAAAAACCGCGTGTTAAGCGGTTTATTCTTCTTCGTCTTCAAACTCAAATTCCCAACCTTCTGGCATGTTACTTCCTATGCGATTGGCTTCATTAAGTGTAATCTCTCCATCTACTAATTTTTGATGAGTAGTTGCAAAAATTTCTGCAAGTGTATCTGGTTCAAGTGTAAAAAATACATCGTCGTCTTCATTAGACATAATATACCTCTATAAGTTGTTAGTGGAAGGAATATCAGGATAGTTTGGGCGTTTAGTTGTTTATTTTACAGTCGAGCATTGCCCCTCGACTGATGCTTACACAATGACTGCTAGTGCAAGCTAATCAGAAAGCTAGTTATTAAACTAACAAATTCTGTTTGCTGAACCTATCCTATTTTTAACGGTATAGTAGTTCTTACTTTTTTTATACTAGGTAAAGAGTCCTAGGATTATCTGTGAAACCACAGACCAGCTATAGTTGTGTTGCAGTATCTATACCAAAATTGTTAGCCAGTACGTTGAATAACGTGCCAACCAAATTGTGTTTGAACAGGTTTACTAAAGTTACCAATTCCTAATTCAAAAGCTGCATCTTCAAATGGTTTAACCATCTGACCGCGACCAAACGGTCCTAAGTCACCACCGTTTTGGCCACTTGGACATTTACTACTTACAGCAGCAAGTGCGCCGAAGTCTGCACCTTCGTTAACTACTTTATTATACAAGTCATTTGCTTGTTCTTCTGTTTCTACTAAAATGTGTTTTGCTTGAATTGATGTCATATTAGTCCTCTTTGTATTGGTTGTTAAAAGTTGAATTTACTGGTATTTTTGATCTATTGTCTATTCTATAAGCATACATATGGCATTCTGATGAAACTTGATATATCCACCAATTTGGAATAGCATTATAACTAGTACTAGGACGTTGTTTAGAAGGAGAACCATCTAGTTCAAATAGTATTTCAATTGATGTAGTAGATCTCATGTGTTGATATGCAGCATGGGGAATAACAAAGTAAAATTTCTTACCTGTTATTGTTTCAGTTACTATTACACGCAATCCATCTATTTTACCTTTAAAATGTTTAATTGGCGCACTATGCTGAGTTTTACTTCTATGAGTACGTGTTCTTACTTCTTTTAACGTACTGTTATCAGTAATAGTTAGTTTCATGTTATACCTATATGTAATTGTTAATTGGAGCGGGATACGAGACTCGAACTCGTTTAGATAGCTTGGAAGGCTATTGCACAACCCATATGCCAATCCCGCATATGATTAAATAACTGGATGCATTTTAAGTTTCATAAAAAGAAAGTTTAAAGTTGCAGTTAGCATCCAAAACTGTTGTATGCAAATACTATAACTGAATGCATTAAATTCACCATTGAAAGTAATAATTGCTGTTAGCATTCAAAAACTATAGTATTCGCGTACTATGTTGGGTTACATTTAGTAATGTATTGTGTCAGGATAGAGAGATTCGAACTCCCGTCTCCGCGCCCCAAACGCGGTGCTAAACCAACCTCAGCTATACCCTGACACAACACACTATTCTCTAAATTTTATTTTCATATTTAATACATACTCATCAACAATGTGTTGAATTTGGATTTTAAATCTACTATGCATGTATTGGTGATGAGTAGGACATAATGGAACTAAATTTGATAGTGTATTATCATTATGATTTTCATTATAATGATGTACTGCTACAATATTTGATTCTTTACATACTATGCATTCTTTAACATGATAGTACCAACAAATTGTTGCATATTGCGTATATTTTTCTGGTTTATTTCTTAACTCTTTAAAATGTGTATTAGAACAACTATGAGAACATGTACCTTTACTGTACTTGTAATTCTTAATTGGTTTATCACAAACACAGCACTTTTTTATATTAATTGGATTTAAATAACATGCAACTTCATGTCGTTTATGATTACTAATCATATATTCTTTATTGCAATACTGACATGCTACATTATATAATCGTTCAGCAAATGCATTAGGATTTGTTGTGTGTGCATAATGCCAGTGGGCAGTAAATGCTTTTAAACTTTTATAAGTCCTGTTATTTTTTGGACTAGTATATGTTCCGTTACTATTTTTGTATTGTTCCATAACATGATCTGTAATTTGTTTAACTAATGCGTGTATTATACATTAAATTTTGTATAAGTCAAGTACTAATTAAATCATTTATTGTATGGCGGAAAGTATAGGACTCGAACCTATACGACCTTTTCAGGTCGACAGTTTAGCAAACTGCTCCATTAACCATTCTGGCAACCTTCCTAAATATATGGAGCCAAAGACAGGAATTGAACCCGCAACATCTTCATTACAAGTGAAGTGCTCTACCTATTGAGCTACTTTGGCAATAACTATTACTAAAACACTTGATATTTAGTGCTTTAGTAATAGCTATCATTTAAAAATGACAACTACTACACTTTCGTTGATGGAGAAAGTTTTCTGTTGTTTAGTGGTGTGCTGTTACGCCAAAGACCTGTCTGCGACATCCTAATTAACTCTCGGACATGTTAAGTTTAACTATTAGGAAAAACATCCTTAACATTAGGGTGTACCTCCCTCATCCGTTTAATATAGCAATCACTTTAGACTCGTAACAGCCATTAAGGCATATTGCCGGACTCTATATTAACGCAGTTACATACGCTCACAGGTTGCTTTCGCACTGCCGTAAGTTTAAGTATCACTTTAGCAAAGTTTGCGGGTCACTCTTTAAATGATGGCTGCTTTTAAGCCTACATCCCAATAAACTTGTTTGGCTCCCTAAGATGGGCTCGAACCACCGACCGGGCAATTAACAGTCGCCTGCTCTACCACTGAGCTATTAGGGAATAATATTTGGCAGTCCCTACAGGGCTCGAACCTATACTAGCAGAATCAAAATCTGCTGTGCTACCATTACACTAAAGGACACTTATAATTGGTGGTTTCTGTTATTCAATAACATAACCTGATTTATTTATTATTCCTAAATCATAGAGCATTGTTCTTTGCCAAAGCTCTATTTGAATATGTGAATATTCATTAAGGAACATTTCAAATTTAGCCTTGTTTGATTCTCTAAAATAACCTTTAACTTCGACTAATTTTACAAAATTTCCATTTTCATATATAAAAAAGTCTGGGTAATAATAGTTGCCATTAGATAATTGATACCCTTGTACATTATATTTCCATTCAACTTTATTGTTGTCAAAATACTTAGCTACACCGACTTCCCATTTTGAATCCATTCTAATGTTATTGTAATAACTTTGCCGATCACCTCGATGATTTGCATTTCGATTACCTTTCATTGAATTTGAAATAGAAATTTTAGTTACTTCAGTATGTGTTTTTCCATTAAATGTTCCATTACCTATATTACCTTTATTCCAAGGAACATTGTTAGGCATAAATCCGGTAATTTTAGATGATTGTTCTTTTCCAAGTTTTTGTTTTAACTTAAATCCAGTACAATCATAAAATCTTTCAACACAACACCAACCTCCCCATTTTGTTTTTGGAGGATAAAGTGCAGGTTGTTGGCAGTGTTTACATACGTTCATGTTATATTAGTTATTTGGTGGGCAAGGTAGAAATCGAATCTACTCAACACGTGGTAATGAATTTACAGTCCATCTCGCCTCTCCTACTGCGACGCTTGCCCATATTTTTTATTTATACAAGTTCTGCATGATTAGTTGTAGTTGTGACTAAATCTAACACACCTAATTTTTTAGCACGATTTTCTAAAAGTACAATTCTGTTACGAATTTTATTTTTATCACGTCCACGACCTGCTTTTTCAAGTGCTGTCTTAGCTTGAGCTAAGTTTAGCAATTTAAGTCTAGGTCTGCCATTACGTGTTACTTTTGGATCTGCAGTTCTATTTGCTTTACTGATGTTCGCCATCTTGTGTTCCTTTATCTAAATTTTCGTTATTAGCATGACTGCCGTGTGAGTTTGAAATGATTTCTGTTTTGGGTTCTTCTTTCTTACCAAAAATCTTATCCCAGTTATCATCAAACTGAGATTTGCTAACGCTTAATGGTCTTGCTCTACTACCTTTACCGGCCATATTAATCTCCTTTTGTTATATTAAAATGTACTACATCACGGAATCGAACCGTATACTAAAGGGCGACTCTAGCAGTGCTCCACACTTACGTTGATATCAGACGCTGTAGTACATTTTAATATAACAACTTTAACAGAATAGCTTGCTCACCATTGAGCATTATCGCTAAGATAGCAATAATGGAATCGAACCATTAAATAATTTGCTGTTACTATTCTAAAATCTTATTCTTCTTTATTTGAAGAATAAAACTTGTTGCTGCCGTCAACTACTCGGTCTATATGTTTAAACCAACCCTTTGTACTATCACCACGTCCTTTAACACGTTGACCGCATTCTGCGCACTTATGATAAAAAACAGTATACTCGTTTCCGTTAGCTTTTGGTATAGTTTCATATTCACCAATTGTAAACTTATCAACACACTGATTAAATGTGCATCTAACTTCCATAGTAGTTGGATCAATAAAACTAATATCTGATTTTCTTTTAGTTAATTTAGATAATTTGGTCATATGTTTATTTGTTGTTAAACAGGATAGAATTTACTTGCCAGATTAAGAGTCCGATGTAAATTGTTGCTGTTACTATCCTAAAACTGTTAAATCCAAACCAATCTTGCTAATGTAGCTTGCTTTGGATCTTTAAATTGAAATATTATCGTGTTAGTATTTTCTCTTCGTTGACAATGATATTTATAATCAACTTCGTGTACTAATTTGCGATCCTTGCACCAACTTGATATTTCATATGCTCTTTTTACATCCCCTGTAAATGTAGCAAATCCTTCTGCATGTGCGTAATCTGTATTCATAGTTACCTCATGTGTTTATCAGAATGCATTTTATTTACCAGTGCGTCTACTCTTTCGCCAAATGCAATATTGCATTGTAGGACTTGCACCTACACGTCCTAAGGACACCAGTTTCCATTAAATTATGATGCGGTTAACATTCTAAAACTTATTAAAAAGAACCCCGTAAAGTTTTGGTTTCATCGAGCTGATGCGGTCAACGTTTTACAGACGCCCTTTACTAGTTCCGCCAACATGACTACCATAGTAACTAGAATCAAAGCACTGTAATTGCCTGAAACTCTCACTCATTACAACTCGCAGTCTATAACTACCCACTGTGCCCCTTCCGGAGAACACGTTGTGCCTGCTTTCGCAAAAGTTTTTTCAGTAGTTGGGTTCTTTTTAATAAACTTTTTAACAGGTTCCACATAGTGTTACAAATATGTACGGAACATCTTTTCCGCACTTCTGCAAAGTATTGCTGTAGGAAACCTAAAAAACTATTTAACAGAATGTATTTTAGTCATATTCAAAAATGATTTTAAGTTGCTGTTAACATTCTAAAACTATTGTACTACATTGTTACTGCTGTGTCAACACTTTTTTTTAATTTTTTAAGGAGTTTTAACAGGTTTCACAATTTTGATCAATTACTCTACCAACTGAGCTAACCGCTCTTGCGAGCAGTGCAGGATTTGAACCTGCGACACACTGAGATATTAAATTGTTGCTGTAGGAAACCTATTTTCTTTTTGCTAATCTCTTAGGATAGCTAATACTTCATCTTCACGCATAATGATAACTTCATCATCATGTAATTTAATAGGCTCTCCAGCGTGCTTTCCGTATAACACTTTATCGCCAATTGCAACTTTTATTTCTCGGAACTGACCATTATCCATATGTTTCCCTGTTCCTATTGCTAGTACTGTTCCAATTACAGATTTCTCTTTTGAAACAGGTGCAATTAAAATACCACCCTGTGTTACGCTTTCTGCAGGATCTTGTCTTACAACAATACGATCATGCAAAGGAATTACGTTTTCTTGTGTTACTGCCATGTTGTGTACCTTTGTTGTTTAGTATGTGTATATTATACACTGTTAAAATTATTTGTCAAGTGTTTTTTTATTCTTTTGGATATAACATTTCACCAATAAGTAAACAACCAAACGATAATATTAAGTAATCAATAGGTGACAACAGGTATCCACTATCATGTATATACATTAATAAAGTTACATAAAACAATATACCTGCTGCTAACCCTTTATTGATCATTTCTTTAACTCATCCAGTCTTTGTATCTCTTTGAAAGCTGCAACTGTTTTAGTAATTGCAATTCCAAATAAAGTTCCTACTGCTAACGCTATTGGTACTAGTGGCATTATTTTTCTCCTTTTAATAATGTATATAGCACTTCAAATGGATAATATATTCCGAATGCTATAATTAAAAAGAGTGATAGTGGCCAACAAAAGAATCCTATCACAATAAAGTAGTTGCGAAACGGACTATGCTTAACAACTGGTGCATTTGATAAAATTGTAGCACACCCGGCCCCTAATATTAAGTATGAAATACTTAGCATTCCTATCACAAT